TTGATAGATTTCTTTTCCAACTTTTATTCCATGCCTGCGACTTTTTTGCATTCCTCACGAATATTGCAGCTAGAACACTCCTGAAAGGTATCAGAGTGTTCCGGGTCTCCAAAATGGATTCCAAATTCTTCGTAAGGACAAGTGGGGGCTGCTCCTTCCTTCTCCATAATTTTCTTTTTAGGGCTTACAACTTCGAGCTGAGGTGCAGGTATGTCCTCTGATTCTGCCTCTGGCTCAAATTCTTCCTGGAATTCTTCCCCAATTTCAGATTCAGGTTCAGTAGGTTCTGGTTCTTTTCGCATATCACTGAGTGAAGCCCCAAAAAAAGCTGCATGAACCTCGTCATAAGTAGGCACATGCAGCAATTCATCAATAGTGGGCACCTTCTCTAAAATTTCGTCAGGAATAGGCTCATCCCTATCTACAAATTGGTGGCCAATGTAATCTTTATTTTTTCCCACCATTTTTATTTCAAAAGCTACGGATTTGCCATGGTCGGGGTGAGGGAAATCAACCAACCCACCACCTTTAGGTTTTTTAACAATGGCCTGTATAGGGTGTTCCATAAACCAATGAGCCACTTCCCAAATTTGTACTCCTGCTCGCTGATCCTTGCCATCCCAAATAGCATAAATGGCTCGACGGCTAGGTTTTAGTGCCTTGATTTCCTCTTCCGAAGAATCAGGGTCTTTGGCTTTTTCTCCCCTAAATTCACAAATTGGGCAAGGTTCACTGTAGGTTTTAGCCATACAAATGTATTGGTCATCATTGGGGCCTACATTGCGGTGAACAAACAAATCTACAATGTAAGCAACTTTTCCCCTCCTACGACGAGGATTATAATCCCCAGCTATGTAAGGAAGGATATCAACACAATGTTCCCCTGCTTGGGGTTTCCAGAATTTGATACCGCTAGTTTTAGATTGCTCAAAAATTCCACGAAAGGAGCCATAATCTTTTGTTGCGTGGCTGGTTTCTACAGCCTCGTTGAGTTCATTGCTTTCAGTTAATTTCGAACGCAAACTGCTTTTCTTTAGTCCCATTCATTATTCTCCTTGAGATTTTTATCCGCCTCCAAATTTTATTTTTATTCATTTCTCCTTATCAGTTTCCTTTTTCTTGTACCTAAAGAATATTCTAACCTCTCTGCTGTTGTTTCAGAACCCTTGTCCACCCCTTCTTTATATAATTTCCTTTCTTCTGGGGCACTAGGGGAAGAATATCTATCGGCTAAAATAAGCTGTGTCAGGCCCTTCAGGGCATCCCCTTTGGCAGAAAAGGCTTTTGTTCCCCCAACAAGGATATTTACTTCATGGTCAGCAGCAAATAAATCGGCTTGGGCTTGGCGGTATTCTTGTTGCAACTTAACCCACTTGCCTATAGCTCCTTCTGTTGGTTTAACTAGTTCCTCTGGTGCTGTCCCATCTGCTATTTGCTTCCTTACCCTCAAATCAAGTTCGGCCTCGACAACCTCGAGTCGTTCCTTGGCCTTGTTTCTTTTCAATACCGCGTCAGCCCAAGCCCTGTTGTAAGCTTCTACCAACCCTGGTTGCTTCAACCATTCAAGGTCTAATTGATATTGTGAAATCTGTAAATCTTTCTTGAAATCCAAATCCAAGATTATTCAACTCCCCTACAGGTAGTTAAGATTTTTCTCCATGCTGGAGTCCAGGGGCCATATAATTGGATTTCATTTATAAAAATCTCAGCCTCGTGTTTGTATAGCCCCCAAATTACTTCGTCCGTTTCTTCATCAATTTCTTTTTTAATGTGGCGTAACTCATGATAGAGCAAAGCCTTTTTAGAGTTTTCATCACTAAAATCCCAAGAAGGTCTATGAACCCAAATTACGAAATCATAATTAGTTAGTGTTCTCCAAAAGCCAGTGGTTCTGCAACACTTGCCGCTGTAGGCAGACTTTTTAGTGTTTTTAAATAAATATTTGATTTTGGCTCCATAACAGTCCTGGAGGTGTTCTTCATGTTTAGTTAATACTTCTTCAGCCAATTTTTCAACTTCTGGTGCTTCGAGATACATGGTTTTTCTCCTTTTTAATTATTACATAATTATTTTATCTCTAGCGCTTCACTAATCAACTCCCACCCAACTTCGTTTAGATATTCTTGGATGGATAAGCTTCTTTCATTTATGATGTTTTCTACTTCTTCCAAGGATAAGTCTAAGTTCAGAGTGTCTGTGGCATGAAGAATAATATCTTCCATAGAAAAGGAGCAATATATTCCCTTACACCTATTTTTTTGATTTTTTCGTAAAGCACACATTTAAATTATAACACAAAATTACCAATCCAATATCAACGGTTTTTTCTTAGACCAAGGTTCATCCCTCTTTGCCATTTCAATTTCTATAACCATAGGTACTATTGCCCACGGAAAAGTTTCCACCAAGTCCTTAGTCATAATTTGTTTTAGTGCCTGGAGGACCCTTATTTTTTCCGGTGGATAAATACTCATAACTATAGAATCATGAATTTGCCCCATGATTCTCGACTGCCAATTCTCTGCTTTTCTTAAATTATTTAATTGAATAAAGCACCATAGCAAACAATGGAAAGCAGTGCCTTGTATGCTGGTATTCAAAACTTTGTTTCTGCCAAGATAGCCTTGTCTCTGAAAACCAAAATAGAGAGGTATCTTACCCGTTTTATAATAAAGTTCTAATTGCTCTTCTTTCCATTGGGCGTAAACTTTAAATTTATCCCAAAATTTGTATTCTTCCTGTTCAACTAGTTCTTCAAATTGCTTAAAATTTCTTATTCCCTTATTGGCGAGGTGGGCTAATAGTGGTGTTCCATCAGCAAGGTTTTCATTTTTAGAACTATTCCACAAATTTTCAGCGCAAGCCCCCCACCAAGAACCATAGAATTCCGGAAATACAAATTGATTTTTTGCATTATAACGGAGGACTTTGGTAACTTGTCTTTCTGGGAGCAAGAACAAGCGCATAGCCTGGTCCCTGTGCATATCTGAGGTTTTGTCTTCAATGTATTTGATTAATACTGGGTCTTGAGTATGGCACGCAGCAATACGAACTTCAATGCCAGAAAAATCTGCTTCCAGCAGTTGATGCCCCCAAAAAGGAAAAAAGGCCCCCCTAACAATATCGCTGGTTTCTTCATCCCTCACGGGTTGGTTCTGGAAATTTACCTTATCCGAACTTGACCTGTATGAACGTGCCAAATGCAAATTAAAAAATGGGTGCAATTCTCCATCCCATGCCTCTTTTATTAAGCCAACAATAAAAGTAGAATGGGTCGTTTCATATCTTCTATAATTAATAGTATCAGAGATAAGGGGACCAATTTGACTAGCCTGGTCCCTAGCCAAAATATCTAATACAGCTTTATCCACTTTAGGGTTGCCCATTGGGTAAGCTTTAGTCGGGGGTGTTCTGGCTATAGGTTTCAGCCCCAAATCGGTATACAAAAGTTTTCTCAACTGCACATCAGATTTAGGATTGAATTTATTCCCAAAAAACCTCTTTACATTAGCATCATTTAATATTTTAGTTCTTAATTGTGATATTTTATCCTCAAGTTTGCCCTTCTCAATATCAAGGTATTTTTCGTCTATCCTAATCCCGGCTTGTTCCGCGTCAACAAAGGCCAAGGAACCTTCTTTAAAAAATTCAAATCCATATTCCAAAGTATTCAGCCCCGTATGACCAATAGCCTTCATTTCTTTTGTTTGGTCGCAGTATAAACGAGCCTCCCACCCGGCATCATCACCTACTCGTTGTAATATTATGTCTTTAGGTGCTTTAAGTATATTGTTAAAATCATTGCCATGAGGAGCTCTCAGCCAAGGGTCTGATTCATCCTTAAATGTCATTTCCCCATAGCGAATAGCAATTTGAAATTTTAATGCGGTGATTTCTTCTCTGTCATCTAGGCAATGAGCAGCTAATTGTGTGCACCAGTGCCAATTTTGTACTTCAACTCCTAAAATAACCCTGCTCCACAGTTCCTCGAACTTCATGGCATGAGCAACTTTAGGAATCTCTGGATTTACTAGTATATTTATCCAGTCTTCTTTTATTTCTTCTAAGAAAGGAAAAGCAAAAGATTCTCTGCCATCTCTAGAGAATCCTGCATAAACAATTTTATGTCCCTCTCGATAAGGCTTGAGTCCTGTAGTTTCATAATCAAAAACGAAGGGGCGTTTATCTTCTAAAGCTCTCCTGAGTAGGGAGCGAATAGACAAGACACTTGTGATTTTGTTTACCTTTGGCTTCCAAAATTTTGGAAGAGGTCTGCGACTATTATTAATGGCATTTTCAATATCTCTTCGAAAAACCCCCCCTAGTCCTCTATCATTGGGGTTGCGTATAAGAAAACTTGGATGGTACTGTGGTAATATCCAAGCATTGTATTCATAATTGGGAATACACCATCCCCGCCATTTAGCCATGTTGGGATCTTCCTTTTCAAAATCCCAAAAGAAAGATTTAACAGCAGAACCCCCCATTAACCAAATAGCTCTGGGGGAACATTCCTTTATTTGGGACCAAACTTCTTTTCTACAGCACTCAATTTCATAATTTGTAGGTTTTCTATTTTGTGGGGGCCGGCAACGGCATGCGTTGCTTTTCCAGAAATCTCTGTCTAAATCTAATTTAAAATGATTCAATTCAGAGCGCAGATATTGTCCAGCATCCCCAATCAACTGGATGCCTTCTAAATCTTCTGATAATCCAGGGGCTTCTGCAACAACGAAAATTCCCAATTTCCCCTCACCTGTAGGTTTCATGTGAGGAGTTTTTGCGCCAGCATACAAACCACACCCAGAACAAGACAAGACTTTGGTCTTGATAGTTCTAGCTATGGGTTGGGCATTTTCTACTTTATTTGGCCAAAAGAATTTAGCCATTAGCTCCACAACTCAAAATCTTCAAGTCCTCTTTCTAAAACAAACTAATCTGGAAGACCAAGAACTTTAACCATTTTTTCATTTAATCCTCCTACAACCGCCGTCACAAACGCCGTCAAGGGATTGACGGCGGTAAAACTCAAGCAGATAGAGGGTTTTCATTAAATCGCCGTCACTTTTTTCACTAGGGGGAGTTAAAGGTACAACAGAATTATTTTCCAAAACACCTACCCCCTATTTTCTTGACGGCGTTTATTATATTCCTTTTGAAAAACAATAACTTAACCGCCGCCAAAAGGGTGACGGCGGTAGTGACGGCGTTTAACAATCCCTGTTGTCCTCCTCCGGCAGAAAATAGACCGTTGATTTCCCTTGCCTGTGGGATTCTACTCCCAGGTTTTTGAGAGCCTTGGCC